TCTCGTATTGTCGTCTTTAAGGACAGCGATACACGCCATGGCGTTCGACTCGACTGCGAGGAGCGCGTCGTTATAGTAAGACTGAATAGCTTTAAGCCTCTGCGCGAAACGTCCGGGGTCTTCTCGATCTTCCCAGAAGGCGACCTCTTTACGTTCCAACGCATCCCATACGGTCAGGGCGCTCTTATCTCCACCTCCACCGAATCCTGCGGGGTCTGCCGTGATGAGGTACTTCGCGTTTGGTCGAGGCTTGGTAATGACGCAGCAACCAATAGAACTAATCGGAGGATCAGGTATCGCATTCGCCAGTGCGGGCTTTAGAACCTCGACGGGCATGATTGGTGCGAGGCTACCCAACCAACCGTCGTAGGGATCAGACGGATACTTGGCGCAGAATAAACGGTCATCACCAACGAACTCTGTGTTGAGGGCAGATCGACGGAACGCCATGTTGTCGTCGTCCATACCTTCATGCCGCGCCTTATAGGTCTTCTCCGCTTCAGTGAGAGTAATATTGGCGTTGGGGATACGGCAGCTAACATCGTCCCACCAGTCTAAGAACAGTGGGTGGAATCGACTCTTACCCTCTAAGGCAGACTGCCACATCTGTTCGTGGTGCGAGCCAGCACGCCCAGGCGTCGACTCTAATATGACGCGGGCATTGGGTCGCTTGTTGACCGTAGGGAAGATGTTGATCGCAGCTTTCTTCTGCCACTGAGCCTCACCGAACTCTGTAATGACCAGACGGTCGATCGAACGACCAATAGCAGGGGAGCGCCCACCGGCTGTCAGGATCTTGATTCCTCCCCCGTGAGCAAAGTGCATCTGCGTCGTACCGGCTTTACGCCCCTTGGCTAAAGGCATACGCACATCTTCGGGTAGTCGATGATAAGCAAACAGGATCCGCTCGAAGATATCTTCTGCGGTGTCTTGTCGTTCCGCAATAAGCAGACCCTTTACACCGCTCAGGTACATGCAGTCGCGCAGCAAGAGCATGACAGAGATTGTCGTGATCTTCGCCTGACGGAACTTATTTACGAGCACCCACCGATTGTCATGCACTGCTTTGAGGAGTTTCCTCTGAGTCTTGGTGGGATTCAAGTAACCAATACTTTCGTCCTCTCGGAGAATCTGACACATCGACACGAAGGCTTCGGGAGTAGAGAACAGAGCCTGTATTTTGCTCATGTTCAGTCCAGGGGCAGTCGCAAGATTAGATCCCTTGGGTAATACAGATGACGTAATAGGCACGAAGTTCCTCCTGCGGTTATGCTATCATGACACCGTATCTACAGCGAGAAGTCATGAGTATTGGATCCGATATCGCAGCAGTGACTCGCCCCTCTCTGAAACCAGCGAGAGAGCCCTCGGATGTCGAGAAAGAACGTAGGAACAAGTTGAGGCAAGTTCTGGGAAGTAAGAAGAGACAGAACAATCCGGCGGGGGTAATCCCTAAGGGTAAAATGTATACACCTTGACCCGTCAGTGTAGGTATTTTAGCTAAAACACTTGCAAACCTAAACGTAGCGTCGTAGATTTTCCGTAGCACCCATCGTGTTGCCGGGTAGCTCGACGTAGAGTCCGGCGCGAAGACACAGGGCAGGCAACCAAGGTTTAGGTCTCAACTACGTTGATCATTACGCATAAAGGTGTTTTATGTCCATTTCTACCGAAGTACTGAATACTACCTTCGCCGACCTACGTGGTCCGTTGGTAAATTCTTTCGTTCGGAGCAATGAACTGTTCGACGCACTGGATGCCAAGGCTCGGATGCCCATGGAAAGTGGTTCGTATATCGAACGTACTTTTACTGGTGGCGCTCCTGCTCGTGGTGTTGGTGTGTTCGTCGGTGACGAGCTTCTGAACATGACTCGGCGTCAACAGGTGAAGAAGTTCCAAGTGGAACCTCATCGTCTCGTTGTTGCCATTAACATTCCCAAGAAGGAACTACTTTACAATAGTGGTAAGCTCGCGGTTATCCGACTGATTGAGGAATATCCTCAGACTGTCATGGAAGCTGCCAAGGCTGACATTAACAAGTATCTCCTTACTGGTGTAAGTCGCGGTCTGGTATTCCAAACGGCTGAACTGAAGGGTCTTATGACTCTGAATGGTCAGTTCTCTACGGGTATCGGCGCTGGTGTGACTAACGGTCTTCTTGACTTCACTGCCCCCTCCGGTCAAACGGAGACGGTTCAGAGCGTAGCTAAGAGTTCCAGTTACTTCCACTTCAACAACTACCTTGACATTGGTACCTGGGCTACCGACGGTCTTATCGACCTTCGTAAGGTGTACCGTCAGTGCTCTCACTACGCTGGTGGCATTGGTAAGGGTCCAGATCTTGTTGTAATGGATGACGACACTTACGCTAACTTCGAAGAGACTCGTCGCAGTCAGATCCGTATCTCTATGGTTGAAGACAAGACCTCCAAGAGCAACATGCTTGGTCTTGAACTTGGTGTTGCCAAGGTCTATTCTTCCATCGATCTGGATCGAAGTGACTTCTCTGGCGTAGCCGCCGACGGTGTGACTTACATGCTCAACACTGATTACTTTGAGTTCCCAATGCATGAGGCTCCTCAGATTGGTAAGTTCGAAGAGCGTGTTGGGGATCAAGACGTCGTTACGGCTCTTTTCTCGATGCAGGGTAACCTCATCTGTACCAAGCTCCCTGCACAGGGCGCTGTTTCCGGCGGGTCCGCTTAGGAGGTTATTATGGGCGCAGTTAAAACTGATTCATTCGCCACGACTTACACCACTGAGCAGTATGCTTTGGGGTCTAAGCGTGTGCAGTATGCAGATGAAGTCGCAGCTAATGGCTCGGGGGTTGATACCTCGGTCACTCTTAGCGCTGCTCAGAAGGCTATGCTTTCTGGTGAGCGTACTTGGGTGTTCGTCAAGGCAGCGGCAGCTATTGCAGCGGGATCTTTGTGTAAGCGTAATGCTGACACAACTCCGTACACAGCAGCAGAAGATGCAGCCAGCGAAACTTTCGTGTGGGATCTACTCGGCGTAGCCGACCATGCGATTGCTTCGGGATCTTATGGTTGGATCATCTGTTCCGGCGCATGTGTCGTAGAAGCCGAAGCTGGAGTTGCCGCAGGCAACCTTCTGGCATCCGACGGTGATAACACCGCAGGTGAGGTCGATACGATTGCTGGTACTTCCGCAGGTGACGGTAACCGAGTTATCGGTATCGCACATGAAGGAGAAGACAGCGGATCTGCGTATGGTGCAGGCTATGTCATTGCGCGGATCAATATCCCCGCTTGATTAGCTGATTCGTGATACATTAGGGTCGGGGCTCAATAGGCCCCGGCCCTTTTCTTTGGAGGCAGTATGGACGTATCTCTTGGTGCCTTGAGATCAAGGCTATTAGAGTTTCGCTCTTGGGACAGTACCGGTAAGACTTTCGATAACCGAGTGCGTGAGTCTCTGAACTTTGCGTTGGACCGCATGGCGGGTGACGTACCTGAGGCTTTAATCCCTGATGAAGAGCATATCGTCCTCCATAAAGACATCGAAAGCACGGACTCTGCTGTATTAGCGCGAGCTTCTCGGGTGCCGTCATATTCGAGAGTCTTGAGGTTTACGGATACGGCAGGTACGGCAATTGGTTCAAGCTCGGCAACTACGTGGCGACCGACCATCGACGGTACTTGGGATGGCATCATGCACATGGAGATTACTGACAGTGACGGAGTAGTCCATCGTCGTCAGTCTCGTGAGTGGTGGAAAGACGGTAACGAATATTATGTGACGCTCGATCGACCTTGGAGAGACCTTTCCACGAGCGACACCAGTATGGAGTTTAGGATCTATCAGCCTGAGTTCTTTGTGTCGGATGACGTAATGGAGGTCTTGGAGCCCGCGCGTGTGTATGACAGTACGAAGCAGCAAGTCTGGGCTATCGATACGGCGGGAGCTTATCGGCAGGATATGGTCGACTTTCAAGGCGACAGCCTGGGTCGACCTTACCGACTTTGGAGAGGTAGGCACTTCCAGATACCCGCTCCGCACGAGGCACCGTTCTTCGAGTTCACATCACAGCGTCAAGGTGCTGGTGCCGGGGCAACTTGGGCAGGCCCTGTAGCCGAAGGTCAGTTCCAGTTTTGCTACACCTATGTGTGGGGTCGAAAGGATGAGGAGTGGCAGGATTCACCGTCAGGCACTCGTGATCCGCAATGGGAAAGTGCTCCTTCTCCAGTCAGTGCCACGGTTAATCACAATAGCCGACCATCCAGTTCGATCAAGATCAAGGTCACGAATATCGATGCGATGATGGATTACGGTGATTCTACGAAGACAGATTATAGTCGTTCGGGTCTCAGGATTAGAATCTACGTGGCACGACTTAGGGTACGCACAGCATCTAAGGTAGCGACGATTGATCAAGTCGAGAGTTCGGGTAAGTTTTATCTACTCACCGAAATCGAACCTACGGCTGAGAGTTTCACATGGACGGGCGCGACCGTGCCTGACTATCACCGGCAACTGAAACACAGTACCGGCTACTACGCCCATAAGGTGTATCCTCATCAGGACGCTCGTTATGAACTTGACTTCCGGGTTCTAAGACTTCCGCGTAAGTTCGTGTCTGACCAAGATACTCCTCCGATTCAAAGAGATTCGGTTCCTGCGCTGATGGAGTTGGCGTTGTACTACCTCTGCCTACAAGACGGAGTAGACCAGCAGGGA